CGGTTGATGAGGGTGGCCATGGAGTCGATCGAGAGGGAGGTCACAACGCCATTGTAAGAGTTGGCGTTGGTTGGGGTGAGGATGCCAATATGATGTACAAAAGGTACATCTAGATTGGGAGAATGTCGGACAATGGGTGGCTCGGAGAGGATTTGAGGGGTCGGCGGGAGCGCTTGAGTAGACACCATAGTATGGTCAGGGAGGTCAGGGCTGTCATTAGAGCTGTCCATATTCGAAGAAGAGGAAAACGCATTCTTTATAAGAGGGGTGGCAGCTTCAATAGCTAGTGGCAGGAGGGATTCCATTCTAATCTGTTATTGTTCAGATGGCAGATTGGATAGCAATATACCTTCTAATTCGGGAGAGTCGTGGAAGTGGTGCCTCATTCCAACAGTGCGTTTGATGAGGCGAAGACGAGCTTCGCGATTGAGAATAGCATAAAGAGGTCTGGTGAGCCAACGTACTCCTTGGGAAAGCATATTTTGGCACATTAAAAGAGGGACCTCACCGAGTTTGAGAGAGATTTTTTGTTCGCGAGAAGCCTTGCGACAGAAGAAATCGAAATTGGCGCACTGAAATATGATTTGTTCGGGAGGAAGAAGAGACCAAAAAGCGTCGCCAAGAGAGTGACCGACAACGAACTCAGTCAAATAAGATGCTATCTTTTCAGGGAGGGAGCCATCAGCTTCTGAGATGATGAGTTTAGTGAAGAGGGCCCTAGGAGCGCGGATGGCTCCGGCTTGGCCTATGTAGTATCCGCAGAAGAGTGGATGCTGAGTGAGATGGGATTTGAAGCGGAGTTTAAATAGGGGTTCTATCTTTTCCCAGTTTGGGTGTAGGATGCCGGCGCCAGAGGAAGCAAAGTCATCTCCAGAATAGGCACGGAGCGTTTTATCATCGAAAATAAATTTTGTTTCAGTAACTCCAATGCTATAATCGGAGTTTTCGTCGTAGGTGCCAGGTTCACCGGTGTAGCGCATAACTTCCATGGCTCCGAATTGGGTTGTGAGTTGGAGTTTGAATTGAGTGAACAAATCAACGAAGAATTTCGGAATCCCGGCTCTCAGCATTAAAAGGGAAGCTTGAACGACTGATTCAGCGCCTTGGCTTTGATCGAAGGCTGAAAAGTCATTGATGCGGCATTGAGAACCTTGTTTGAAGAATTTTTGAGCAACTTTCGAAAGGTCAAAAGGGGTGTGGCCTCCGTAAACGAAGATGTGAGAAGGACGATTCTTGGCTATGAAGAGTCTTTGGTATTTTTTGACTGGTCCAAGAACGAGGATTAAGAAATCGTGCATGAGAGCGAGAGTTTGGCAAGCTTTCCAACCAGTGAAGAGTGAATCTTCGTTGATTTTGTGTTGGGTTTTGGTAAAAATTCTGGCGAAGGTGTACCTCCAGTCTGGATCACTTCGAGAGGCATTTGCCATGATGACGCTTTGAGTTTTAGATGTGAGTTGAGCGAATTCATTCAAGTTGATGCATTCGGCAAATATTTGCTCATTGAATGGTTCGATGACATTGGGATTGATTTTGTGTGCTCGACAAAAAGAATGATAGAGAACATGTCCTAAAACTTGATCTAATGAAGTGATGCGGTTGAAACGATAGGGGGCAAGGAATCGTAACCTTTTCTTCAGAGAAAATCTGAGGAGGGTGGGATCATTTTTGCTGTTGTGGACTGGGGCGCAGGTGTGGAGAGGTTGAGTACCATAAATGAAGGGTTGGTTGAGCCATGGGAATTGGTTTGAAGTTTCGCCTGATTTGGTGATTTCTTTGTCATCAGGGAGTTCTGGTTTGTAGAAATTTTGGGCCAAGATAGTGTAGTCGATGCCAGGGTAGACAGGTTCAACTACGGCTGATGTTGGATCGGAGGATTCAGATTGAACAGGGGTGAATAGAGCGCTAGGTAAATCTTGATGAAGAGGACGTCTTGTCTCGGGTAAGAAGGTTGTGCGGACAAGAGGAATTTCAGGATTACCTAAAGAGATGATTGAAGGACTTCGTTGAATGACGTCTCCTTCATATTCAGGTGAGAGGGGTTTGGCGGACCGCGCTCTGAGGCCCGACCCTCGCAAAAAGGGGCTCGAGTGGTGATAGGATGATCAAGAATTGAAAGACCTTGGAGTTCTCTGGCGAAAATGGATAGGAATGGGACAGGTTGTTTGTTGTAAATCATGGTGAGAAGGGTGTTGCTGTTGGAAGTGCGGGCTAAGAGGTCATGAGAACCGGCGAACAAAATGCCTTTCTTTGAACGGGTGGTGGCGACCAGGGCGGTGCTGTTGGATATTTTACGAACATCACCAGTGACGAAAATTTGGACAGGAGTGTTGAAGGTGAGACCTTGAGCTGCTTTGAATGTGACAACAGTATTACGAATGCTGGAATTAAGAACTTCAGCGTGGTTGCGAGATGGAACTAAAGTGGGCAGTTGGTCTTTAAAGTTTAAAATAGGGTAACAGAAGCCGGGGTTTGGATTTGTTGAGCGGACGCCATAAAGTTTTGCGATGTCTTGAGGTAGACGGTGGGTCCAGAAGCAGTAGAAGTCGGAATATTTTGAAAGATATTGAATTTCTGGTATCATTCGCTCATTTGGAGAACCAAGATCTTGAGATTTGTAGCTGCATTGTGTGGGATCAGCTAGAATGAGGATGAATTTGATGTGTGGGTCTGAGGTGATCAACAGATCTAAATATCCATTTGGCATCTTGCCCATTTCATCAATGACTATGTATTCGGTTCCGGATCTGGTAAGGGCGGTTTCCCAAGTGTTAACTCGCCAGTTTTCGGGGTCGGGAAGAGAAAGCATTTCTTTCCATTCAGTGCGAAGTTCTACACTGGGGACAATAACACGAAAGCTTTTGTTGAAAGCTGGGGTTTTGAGCATTTGTGCGACGGGGAAAGATTTGCCACAACCTGCAAAGCCTAGAATGAGGGCGACGGAGGTTGGAGCGGGTTTGCGGAAGACGGAACGGGCGTCCAAATTTTGAAAGAATTGGAGTCCGTTTTGTTGAGATGTGCTGATTTTTGAGAGAATGCCATCTAGACCATTTTTGAGAGAGCTACAAAGAGCTTTGCCTCTAGAAGGGTTGTGAGTGTGAGGATACACTCTTAGAATTGGGAGGAGGTTGTTTTCTTGGTCGCGAAAAGACATGGTTCGTTGGGCCCATTTGTTGTTTTTGGGTAGAGAGAAAGTGCCGGAAATTTTTGTGCTTGGTTCCCAATGACCAGGAGAGTGCTTGATCCAAGAAGTGGGGGCGGTTTGAGGTCCGATGGAACCAGGTCCATACTCACTGTGGATCATGAAATGATGATTATGAGTCCAGGCAAGAACTGCAAGGTGGTCGGTGTTTAAGCCGTGTTGGTCTATCTCAGGTCCAGTGATGAGGGAATCAGGAAGTTTTGAAGCTAAAGTCGTCCAAAGTTCGGTGCGGTGGATGCCAGTTAGTGATTCGACTGCTACTAAAAGGCAGTCATTGTTGTGAGAAGGGTAAGGAGCGCAAGCGGGAGCTGAGCGAACTCGAGTGACGAAAAGAAGATCTTCAGCAGTTGAGTCGACGTTATGCAAGTCTTTGTAAGTTCCTATTTGACCGCTGGCCGTAGGATCATTTAAGAGAGGGTCGACTATTGGTGTTGGTTCAATTTTTGAGGGTTGGGCTTGGTAATTAGCGAAAGGGTCAGGGTTTTTCTGGTTGGAATGGTGGGAGCTGGCTTTCTCAGGTGCTGGATTCGGGTTTGGAATTGAAAGTGGTTGGGATGAAGTTGGTTTAGCCTGAAGAGGTGATTGATCAGATAAGTTGAGAGCTGGAAGGGAAATCGTTTTGCGAGGGACGGATGGTTGTACTGGGCAGACGTCTTTGGTAGGGGGAGATGATAGCAACAGCTTGTCTGCCGGAAGGTCTGAGCCAAAAAAAGGCTGAGGTTTGAGGACTTCAATGTCGGTGAGAGGTAGAGATAAATTCCACTTGGAAGAGTGGAAGAAGCGATTGTAGCTATCGGACATTTGCTGAGTTGAAGCCGGAGTGGTTAAAGAACGATAAATCAAACTTATGAGCATGGAAGCTAGAGAAGAGAACATGGCCAAGAGTTTACTGTAGCGACCAATTAGATAAATGAGTGGAGAAGTTAGAATCTGATCAAGGAGAGTTTTGAGCAAGTATTGAGGTATCTTCAACTTTAGTGCAATTCCTGATATAAGATTTTGTAAACGCGTGCGTAGAGCGAAGGAATAAACAGGGCGATGATCGCAAGTTTTGACAGCAAAATCAGCTAGGGTGTCCCAGGCTGAGGAGTGGACCCAAGCGAATTCTGGTTTGCCTTTACTTGTCCGAATGAAGCCAGCGGGGTCAGTGGTTCGAAGAGTGCGAACTGCTCGAACATAAGTGAAGAGGTCTTCCATAATTTTCAAAGGTACCAAACGAGAATGAAGAGGTGCTTCGCAATTAGACGGAGCTGGAATCAAAGAAGCTGAGGGTGAAGTGAATATGCGAGGAGCTTTTTCATGACGATTAGTTCCACGGGATATGAGTAGGGAATGGACAGGTCCCCATGTGCTTAGAATGGTGACTGTGAGGGAGATTTCACCACAAGTGATATTGCGATAACGAAGCCAATTAACGGATTCTTTTGGTTGAGTGTAAGATCCGTTGGAAGAGCCTTCGAGAAGATAGGTTAGTGTATCATCATCGTTGTAAACGAGTTGATAAGCTTCTGGAATGAAAGAAAGGAGAGAGTAG